GGTACAACAACGCGGTCCTTCTTAGGGATCAAGGAAACCAAGTACTGTATCGCGCTGGGAAGCGCTACTCCAGTACGCCGCTCCCAATACTTCAGGCCGTTGTAAGCCCTAAAGATCGTCGGCAGCGTTGAAATTGGTTCTTTGATATAAAAAGGCGTCACGTCGTGACCAGCAAACCAGTGCTTACCGCAGCTCTCCCGGAATGGTTCATCCTCATGATAATACGTTTTTTCCGTATTCACCATGAAGCCGTGCCACTCGAGAAAGCGTATTAATTGCGGTGCGACTGTTGTGCTAACGATGATATCATCGCCATACACAGCTATGTCACATTCCCGTCCACCGTAAACGGCGGTTATCCCATACGCCCAGGCCGCATAAAGGAGGCTCTGAAGTTCGAAAATAAATCCGTTCCCCATTGTTGCTACCTTTTGCAACGTATGTTTGTAACTGGAACCCCGTACACTCGTCTTCGGAGACCGAAGATCTAGGCACCACTCTTGAAACCTTTTTGGAAGGTACGCGAGATGGCGCAGAGCGACGCAGTCACTGGCGCTTGTCAGATCGACTGTGCCCCTAGTTCTGAAGACAGAACCGAGGTACGACAATTGCTGGTTAGGCGATTGGTCGTTCAGATTAATGCACAGCGACGACGCTAGAAGTGCTGCCCGAAAGCAGTCTCCAACGGCACGCTGCGCAGGCATATTCTCTTCGGCCTCACAAGCCATGAAGCGAACAGCCCTTGCTGTTTTCTGAACGAAGTCGAACCGGCTATCATCAACAATTTCCCGCGGGCGCGCATCGCGCTCACGAGTTATCATTAAGGAGTACGCACGGGCAGAGCAAGTTGTGCTCATTTGTTTTCCTGCAACGCCTCCATTTTCCTTCATCACACGGAGTGATTTAGAACGTGGTAGGTTGCGGCTGGCACCAGACGTATAGTCCTGGTCCTCCCAGCGCGGCCAATAGCCCATAAGGGTCCGTGAAATCCAAAGCTTGGCGAGGCGGGATGCCTCTCGAAAACAAGCTTCTTCTTCGCGGTCTATAAGGCTATAATAGCGACCGTGCATGTTATAAAAACAGCGCAGTTCCACTCGGAATCGGCGAATGCAGTTAAGCTATCGCGCAACACCTTTTGTGGCACGTCCTCCTTTTGAGAGTACGGTTCAACCTTGCGATCGATGTTGTACGCAAGGTACTCGGCTGCAAAACGGCGGTGGCCGTCGTGCCTGTCTGGAAATCGTGTTACAGGTTCCCAGATGCCAAGGTCATGATAAATACGCTGCACAAGTTGAGCAGTTGGAGTAGACATAAGCTATAACTCCCATCACGAAAGTGGTCCAGAACGCCCATGTGAGCGGCTGGATTTTGGTTCAGGCGTCTAGTTGAACGCCATTGACAACCATTGCGTAGACGTGCTTGTTGGTCAGAAGCGCTTGATGCAGGTCGTAAAGACCATCACGCTCCTCCTCCGAACTCGCCGTAACGATGGAAATGTCATCGGACCATACTTGCGTGTACTGCACCACCGGGATGCCGCTTTCGTTGGTAACGACCTTCGCGCGCTCCAATTTCAGAGTGCCACGGAGGACAGTACCTGCACCATTTGGGGCCAACTTCGCCGTGAGGCGGAGGCGACCGACAAGTGGGCCGGTTTTCTCAGTGAAGACGGCTTTACCGTCACGCCGAGAGTCCAAGGTCAGAGTGCGGTTAGTACCGCCAACCGAAAGAACGATGCTGTTAGGCATGGAATTGCTCCAGAATCTGGTCTAGCCAGATGTAAAGTTATACTCGGAAACGCTTCTCTTTAAGGAGTCGCGCGAGTGGTTTAGAGTAACGCTGAACGGCAAGAGATATCCCGGCTGTTATTGAAAACCAGTCGAGGTTATTCTGCCATTGCAGCTCGCCAGTTGGTAGCGAATTAAGGACCTCGCGATCCCAACGCTCCCGTAGCAACGAGTACTGCCCCGTGGGTAGTTTTTCAACCACCACTAGTGGACGTTCCCCGCTTTGGACCGGAAGGACCGACACATAACCGTTCGCATCCGCTGAACGTTTAATCGATCTCGAACCAGTCACGAACTCCAGGCCATATAACGGCTCAAGAGTACGCACCCATTGGTCGAAGTTGGAAACCCAACCTAAGACGAACGACAGTGGGAAGGCATCGTAGGCGAATGAGATCGGCGAGAAGCCGAAATCTGTACCCCGATGTAACCACTGCTCGCTAATCTCAAACCGTAAA